CCTGTTGTTGTCGTTCCGACCATTGTTCCCACTAAATCTACAGGCTCTCCAGATGTATTGGCTCTAACATCAGCACCAGCAAAATTAAAATTTCCTGTACCGAATAAAACCAACATAATACTACATATAACTACTCCTAAGATATATTTTTTCATTATCTTGATGTGTTTACTTTTGGTTTCTCTACAGGCTCTGGGAGCTTAAACTTCTCCAATTCCTTAAAACCAGTTTCTAATAATTGAACTCCTGCTAAACTTGCTCTAATTTCTGCACCTAAATCTTCATTCTTAATCATTGGCTTTGATGCTATAGCCAAACAGAAATTAGTCTGCACATCAGGAATACCTTTCTCTGATACTGTTCCTTGAAAGTACACAGCAGAAAGGATTACTTTCTTCAATGCCCCCATTAAAACATCATCTTTCAGTGCGATATGTAGTCTGTCCAATTCTGAACCACTTAATATGTCTTTTACTTTCATTTATTCTTTATTAAAATTAAAAACTGCTGGGCGAGAGCAGTTTAGTAGAATCTTCCTAATTGGCGAGAATTAGAAAGGTTCTGTTAAGCTGCCCTCCTATAATTTCTCGCCAAATTACTTTAATTGTCTTTACATTATATCATTATTTAGGTTTGTTGTATATTAGCTTGTGGTAATAATTCCTGTGGATTCTGTGTTCCCTGTTGTGGCTGTGGTAACTGTGGTTGTGGATTAGATATTATATCAAAATCAGGTGCATTTAAGCCAGAGTATTCAATCATTTTACTAAATGCTTTTGCTGCTGTTGGTATCTTCATTACTTCCATAAATCCTTGTGGGTTTCCAATGATAACTCTGAATACGTTTGACATCTTATCAACCATTGACCCCATATCTTCACTTGCTCCTGCTACATTGACTTCAACCTTTAATTCAACGCCTTTTAGTTCGTCTTTTAGTATTTCTACGGGTAGGATATTACCTTTTTGCTTCCATTCTTCCCTTATTCTGATTTTGAGTGCGTCTAATTCTTCTGGTATCTCACCCTCTAATACCTGCTCTGTTCGCTGTTTGTTAGCTAGGTTAGATGATATTCTCTCCAAAACAAAATCCCATTCGTCATTATCAAGTTTTGTTAGGAACTCTACTCCCTTAACAAGCTCTTTTGCGATGTAAGGGATAATCCAATCACGATAGATTGCTTCAATGAACCTTGCGTGCTTATCTCGTCTTGAATCGTGTAATCCTTTACCTTGTCGAACCATAAGTCCTTCTAGCCTGAAAGGTGTCCCTGACGCTGGATTTACGCCCATAAGAGCATCTGTAGCTCCACTCACAGTCTTTGCTGACTCCTCCCATTCGTTAAGTGATTGTGTGAATAGGTTTATGTTTCTTGGAAGTGTATCTAACTGTGTTACGTCTTTTCCTTCTTCTATATCTACCATTTCTAAATTCTCCAAGTCTTTAAGTCCTGATGGGTGCTTTGCTGATAGTGTTGAATCAGTTGTCTTTAGAATTGTCTTGGATGCAGAATCAAGCATATCCATCTTTCTTTTCTCGCTGTAGTTAGTCCAAACCTGTGGTTCAAACATTTCTTCAATAGCGCTTCTACCCAATGCTCTACCAAATATCTTATCTCTTGAGAAGAATTTGAATGGTGACTCTTTCTCTTTACCTTTGAATAATGTTACCCCTGTTTGATTACCGGTTTCGTCAGTGTAATAACCAACAATGTGTAATTGATTGTAGTATTCATCGTCTTTACCATCTTCATTTATCCAAGTGTCTTGGAATGTTCCGTGAACCTCATAGATTTCAATGTATTTACCAGGTGTCTTTGCTTGCTGGTTGGTTGTGTTCATCGTCTTGAAGTTGGTGGACATCATTATCAAATCGTCTATTGTGATTGTTGCTCCATTCTTTTCGTCACCCCAACCATATTCTTCCATTTCTTTTAATTGGTCTGGAGAGTAGAAATGTTTAATTCCTATTGGTCCTGAAAGGATATCTGTTTGGTCACAGAATACAACTGATTGCCAAGGAACTACCTCTGGTCTTACTTTGTTTACATTCTTAACCAACACTCCACCATAATCATTCTTTGCTTCCTTACTCTCATCTATAAAAGTATCTAAATCATTTTCTTTGATGAAAATATCATCGTGGTATTTCTTAACCAAGAAAGATAGATGTTGTTTATTCTTGTCATTAGCATAAATGTTAATGTCTTTAACATCTATATCTTCTGCCCAATCCTGTAAGTTTCTTAATGGTAAGATAATATTCTTAACTGGTTTATCATCGGCATTACCAGTTAAAAGTCTTCCGTTCTTATAGAAGAAACACTGCTTTACAAAGTCTTTCATAGACCATTCCCAATCATCAGCTAAAGGTATCGGAAGAATATAGTTCTTTTCTTCACTTTTTACATATTCAAATACATCTGATTTTGTGTCTATCATTTGAGTAACATATCAACTCTATTATTAAAAAGGCTAATTAAAATCTCCTGAGTTGTTGAACCTGCAACACCGAACAACTTTCTTAGTTGATTTATATTTATCATAAGCTCAGTCTTCTTGCCATCTTTCTTGGTAATTAGGTTTCCTCTTGTTACAAACTTAGTCGGATTGATTGAAAGTATTGCATCCTTAAATGTTTCTCCTGCTCCTTTGTATTCCAAGCCACTCACTTGAAGAATAATAGAATAAACAGGTTTCTTTATTGGTTTTTTTGTTGCCATATTATCTTATGTTACCTCCTTTATCCATAAAAGTTGTTGAACCTTTAGGTCTTTTTCTTATCTCTTGAAGTATATTGTGACTCTCTACTGGTTCTTTGCTCTGTCTACGCATTGCAATTTTAGCATCTACTTCTGCTGCTATCTTTTTCTTTGCACCTTTGCAATTAGGACAAAATGCTTCACCATCAAAATCTGCTTCATCCTCTGATTCAAATGAAGTGTTACATTTTAAACATACGCAAGAATATTTTTTCATATTATTATACATTATAACATTTTTACTAATAAACTAACAATTATTAACATCGAATAACTTTTTTTCTTGTATTGCTTTCAGAGCTTCGGTGTGTGAAAGGCATCTACCATATGTTTCACCACTTAAATTCAATGCTAATTGATTGAGATATTTGGCTAAGTAGTTTCTATCTTTAATCATCTTCTTTGCTGTTTGATATTGAACTTGGAAAGCAGGTATCTCCTGTGAAGAACGAAACAATGAATCTTTAAGATATAACTCCCACCACGCTTCTTTCTTGTTCTGTTGCTGTGCTATATGGACTGCTTCGTGGTCTAGGAGGTCCTGTGTGAGTAGTTTCTTGCTTGGGTTATAGATTGTCCTACCATAACAAAAGACTTCATCTCCTGAGAGAGTAAATGCTTTTCTTATCTCCTCTATGTTGGGAGGATATTGTTCGGATATAATCATATTATCTCGCCCCATTAGGCTTTTGTTTAACTATTATTCTTGGCAAACTATTAAGGAATTCTTTTTTTCTTATCATTGGAACTAAAGATGTCATTCCATACCTGATTGCATCCATAGCGTGATTCCATATAACCTGTGTGACATTTAATATCTTCCCGTCTTTATCTTTCTGCCATAAGAAGTTTCTAAATTCTTTTATTACATTAGTGCTTCTTTTTGTCGTACTCATTCTCTCTCCCTGAATAATTTGCACACCTTGATTGATTGAATCTCTACCTTTCTCTGCTCCTGTTATATTTACACCGAAGCTCTTAATCTCATCAATGCTTTTAGGTTCAGCACTATCAGCGATTACTAACGCTTTCTTTTCATTCATAAGTATATCAGCTATTTGTTTATTACTTAATCCTTTCTGGTATGCTATCTCGTCAAGAATATATCCTCCGTTGTAACTGTATATAGCAACAATTGCTGTCGGGTCGTTTGTATAGCCAAAATCAAGCCCATAGCGTTCTAATCTCGCTTCGTGTGGTATATCATCTATGATTGCCCACTCCTTGTATATCTTTCCATCTATCTCACCTAATTGCCCTAAACCAAAGACCTGCCAAAAGTTCTTGTCGTTCTTACGTGATTCTATTTCTTTAATAATTGTGTCTGGGAGTCCTTCGTTATCTTTATAAGTTAGAATTATGAAGTCGTGTTCCATATTTGGCACTATCTCAGTATGAACCCAGAACTCTGTGACTGGGTTGTAGTCAATATAAATAAATCCGTTAGTTCTAATTGCTAACTGTGTGTATGTTTCATAACTTATGTTATTCGCTTCGTTTAGAAACAAATCATCACGTCTTGGACCTCTAACTCTATCAGAATTATCAGCACTAAAGAACTCTATCTTTGCTCCTGTTTCAAAAGTATAAATACAATCTGTTCTGTTCCACCTATCCTCTTTAAAGTATCCGTGACCTTCCATTATGTTTAAGAAATCCCTCATAGCACCTCGCTTCAAGTGTGGCATTGTTTCACTAACAACTGACATCAATCTACTTTCTTTGTCTGATTGTGCTATATCAATCCATATCAAAAGAACAGCAATAGTTTTACCTGCTGACGAACCACCTTGTATAACCTTTAACCTTTTCTTAAGGTTTAAGATTTTGTCTACTGCTGTTGTCCTCTCGTATTTCATTTGTTACTCCACCTAAAATTGGCATTGGTAGTTTGATTGCTATTGACGCTGAATCACCAAACTCTTTCTTCCTCTTTCTTTTTAGATAATCCATAGCATTGAGATAACTGTCTTTTACCTTTTCTTTTACTGTTGTCCTAGCCAAAACTACCTGTTCTTCTTTTAATTTGTTCTTTCTATCTACAAACTCTGGGTTATCTAATTGATATTTATACAAAGTTTGTGGTGCTATATCTGCGTAATGACACGCTTCATGGTCTGTTCCGTCAATAGAAAATATAAACTCTAGTTTTTGGATAACTTCTGGTGTCATAACAGTTGGTCTACCTCCTGCGTGCTTCTTTTTTGGTCTACCTCCTTTGTTCTTTATTATATCCATTTTTTATTATTTAAAGTCCACTCAACTGTCTTTTTTAACGACTCCTTAATATTTATCTTTGGTGACCAACCATATTCTTTTAGTTTCTTTCCATCAAGTGCGTAACGACAATCGTGTCCTGGTCTAGCACTGTGAAAATCTACCAACTCATAATTAAGTGGCTTACCTATGAACTCTGCAATCATCTTGGCTAGTGTTAGATTATCTATCTCTTGCTCACCAACGATGTTAAACCTCTCTGGTCTATCAGTAACACCCTCAGCAAATGTATCAGCATCCACATTCTTTAGAATATGAACCAACGCATCTCCTACATTTCTTCCGTGAATATAAAATCTTGAACCAGCTTCCTTCTTGTCTGGGTATGAGTGGATAGTTATCATTTCACCTTTAAGTATTCTGTTGATACATAGTGGAATAAACTTC